ATTTAAAATGAAGCAGTTATTGCTATCTATTATGGCGCTTGTTGCGACAAGCGCATTTGCACATACCATTACATATGATAATGGTGATGTATATACGGTTGCTGAAGACGAATACGTTTTCGTTTCTAAGCGATCTGAGTTGTGGAGACGCTCTGTCTATAATAACGGTAAAACGATGCGATATGAAAAAATCGTACCGACCGAAAAAGTAGATTACGTCCCACCAGACACTGGTGTAGACGGTGAAGCGTTTGGTAGTCACGAGTGGTGCAAAGCATATACACCGTGGAGCGAAGGTTACACTTTCACAATGCAGTATTGGCAACGTGGTTGCGACACTAACAACGATAACAAATATGGTTGTGGTGACGAGAAATACGATGCCTCAGAGGATGGAGCGGCTTGTCCCTCCAGCTAAACTACAGGGGCTTCGGCCCCTTTTTCTTGTTCAAGTTTTGTTACAGCTATTCCTCAAAGGAATATAATATAGAACAAAAATAAATACAAAAAATACCACTTCTAAGCCGTTCAGGTGTATATATATTACCGTAAAAGGTAGCAACGTGTTACCATTTTACACATCAAGTCCCCCAAAACTTATTTAAGGAGTTGAAGCTATGAAAAAGCTTATTGCATTGTGCTGTGCAATTATTGCTCCTTCTGCGTTTGCAGTCGACAACTATCGTGCGACAATTAATGAAGAAGGTGAGTATTGCGCTAAGGTCAAAATCCAAATCGGTACAGGTTCTCTGATGACACGTAAGTGCCGCACACTCGAAGAGTGGGCTGAAGCAGGTTATGTTGTTACAGATCCAGTATCTGGTGAGAAGGTGGAGATCTAAGACATGACCACAAAAACCGAAGAACGTATTGCGTACTTCGTAATTACTGTAATGATTATTGCATCATTTGTTGGAATGGCAATTCCTCTTATGAACCCATCTTATTACAGTAAACTGATGCCTGGCGTATACGCCATTCCATTGGTTCAACACAATATCGATATTCAACAGTGTGAGACTACCCCTCTTTCTCGCATGATTGATGTTGATATTGATTCGCCAATTGTAGTTTTTTGTGACAAGGAAACCTTGGTATAAATATCAGTTGACAAAGTACATGTACTTGTGATATAATAGCGGTCTGATGGTGAGTAACTGTCGGACCGTTTTTATTTCTACTTACTGGTTGACATTTGCTGCGTACTATGGTAGAATAGCACTTTATAAATTACAAGGAGGCATTGATGTCCGTCGTGAAAATGACACCTGAAAAAATACATCACGATATTTCTAAAATGATTGCAAGCGGTGTTCCATACATCGATGCTCTTATTCATTATGCCGAGAAGAATAATCTCGAGATTGAGTCCATTGCTGATATTGTTAAAAAGTCGTCGATCTTAAAAGAAAAAGTAAGATCAGAAGCAGTTGACTTGAAAATGGTAAAGCACGATGAGCCTGACATCACCGACCTATGTAAATGATAAATCATTCGAAGCGTATGTAAAGTACCTTGCATTGAAGAAACATTTTACTACAGATGGCTATGACTATCATAAGTATAATGGCAAGGTACGAGCTTCGATGGACGCGTTCCGTTCTCGCAATGATGCTTTCTTTTTTGCAAAGCTCGCTGGTAAGGACGATTACGTAAATAGAATTCTATCTAATATGTTAAAGAAGCCCAATATCTGGGTAAGAGATATACTCGAAAGTGAGGGCGATAACGTATATATAGAATGGAAACGAAAGCAGGAGTCACTCTCCTACACTTTCAAATCCGAACTGAAGTTGCTTGATCCAAACTATCAAAACAACTTCATATCACGTGATGGGCAACACCCTATCATTATGACGATGTACTTGAGAAAAGAGATCTCGCTTGAGACCTTTACGTTGCTTACCCACTACGCAAATATTTTTGCATATTGGGATAAAATTTTGGTTGACAAAATCGTATCACGTGATATAATTAGAATGGCTAGAAAGTATAAACCCTTCCTAGCAATTGATGATAAAAAGTTCAAAGACATTGTCCGCGAACATTTTGTTTAATGATAATATATCGCATATACAACGCTATACAAGGAGAAACTATATGGCACCTACAAACTTCGCTGCACTTAAGAAAAACCGTAGCAAATCCCTCGACAAGCTAAATCAACAGCTTGAAAAAATCTCATCCAAGACCTACTCCGATCCTAACGAAGGTAAGATTTGGAAGCCTGTCCGCGACAAAGCTGGCAATGGTTTCGCTATCATTCGTTTCTTGCCTGCACCTCAAGGTGAAGAAATGCCTTTCGTTCGTATCTGGGATCATGGCTTTCAAGGCCCTACTGGTCTCTGGTATATTGAAAACTCTCTTACTACTTTAGGGCAAGACGATCCCGTTTCTGAGTTCAACTCCAAGCTCTGGAACTCCGGCGTTGACGCTGACAAAGAACAAGCACGTAAGCAAAAGCGTCGCCTCAAGTACGTCTCTAACATCTACGTTGTGAAGGACCCCGCTAATCCTGAAAACGAAGGTAAGGTTTTCCTCTATCAGTTCGGTAAGAAAATCTTTGATAAGTTGAATGACCTTATGAATCCTACGTTCGAAGACGAGGATCCAGTAAACCCGTTCGACTTGTGGGAAGGTGCAAACTTCCGCTTGAAGATTCGTCAATTCGAAGGCTATCCTAACTACGATAAGTCTGAGTTTGACTCGCCTGAGCCTCTCTTCGCAGATGACGATGAGATGGAAAAAGTGTGGAATCAAGAACACTCACTTAACGAGGTGATTGATCCCAAGAACTTCAAGTCTTACACTGAGTTGAAAACCAAGCTTTATCGAGTGCTTGACCTCACCGCAGACGAGCCCGTTGCTTCTTCTCCAATGGAAGAAGAAGACGACCTTGATCTCGGTGGTTTGGCTACTGCTGCTCCTGAAGCACCAGTCGCAGAATCTCCTATGGAAACTAACGTGGTTGAAGATGACGACGATGATCTGTCAATCTTTAAAGAACTGGCACGAGGTTAAACTAACCTATGTCAGATAAACCCGAAACAATACTCGACTTTGATTTTGGCTTTACGGCTGTCGATGCAGACGAGCTTGATGTAGTACGAGAAGCAAAAGCCGCGGTAGAAACAACTTCTGCCTCGGCTGATGCTAATGCTGCTAAAGCTCAACTCATCTATGATGCAGTCGTGCCTTTGCTCAACAACCTCAAAGCGAATCCCGAAAAAGATTATATCTATTGGCCGGATCGCTATGACAAACTTGACGCATTTGCAGACAAGCTATATCAAATCTTGAAAGGAGATTCTTAATGAGCTTACTTGATAAAATGCTCAAAGCAGGTTCGGTAAAAGGATCATCTGTCTTAGCGAAGAGTACATTCTTCAATGAGAAAGACCCTATCCAAACTGAGCTACCTATCGTCAACATTGCTTTTAGTGGTTCATTGAAAGGTGGACTAATCCCTGGCCTCACTGTGATTGCTGGTGAATCTAAAAGCTTTAAGACTTTGTTGTCACTCTATTGTATGAAAGCTTATCTCAAAAAGTATGACGATGGTATCGCCATGCTGTATGATTCTGAGTACGGTATCACACCTGAGTATCTCGAAGGTATTGGTATCGATACAAATCGAGTCCTACACATTCCAATCGAAGACGTTGAGCAACTGAAGTTTGACTTGACTAAGCGATTGAATGAGATTGAGAAAGGCGATCGTGTATTTGTTATGATTGACTCTATTGGTAACCTTGCTTCTCGTAAAGAAGTGGAAGACGCTGAAAACGAAAAGTCAGTTGCCGATATGTCACGTGCAAAACAACTTAAGTCACTGTTCCGTATCGTCACACCGAAGTTGACTGGAAAAGACATTCCTTTGTTGGCTATTAACCATACATACAAAGAGATTGGATTATTCCCGAAGAACATCGTGTCCGGTGGTACTGGTATCTACTACTCTGCTAATCAGATTTTTATTATCTCAAAGGCACAAGAGAAAGATGGTACCGACCTTGCAGGATTCAGGTTTACGATTAACATTGAAAAATCTCGCTATGTAAAAGAAAAGTCCAAGCTACCGTTCAAAGTCATGTATGACAGTGGCATCCAAAAGTGGTCCTCATTGTTTGACTTAGCTCTTGAATCAGGCCATTTGACAAAGGCCAACCAAGGATGGTATAATATGGTAGATATGGATACAGGTGAGATCATTGAGCCTAAGCGTCGAGCGAAAGATATTGAGCAAGACGATGAGTTCTTCCAAGGATTGGTTGAAGATGAAAGATTCAATGATTTTGTTGAACGTAAATTTAAACTGCTAATGGCTGACGAGGAACAAGATGTTAGAGAAGACGATACTGTCGAACTTGATTCTTAATAAGGACTACTACCAAAAAGTATATCCTTACATTAAAGAAGACTACTTCGACGAAAACTCTCTTCGTAAAATCTTTTCAACGTTTGTAGATTATGTTGAGCAATACAAAGAGCCTCCCTCCGTGGAGGCTCTTAAACTCAGCATTGACAAGCGAAAAGACTTGAATGAAGATACCTATAAAGACGTGATGGAAACAGTCAACGAGCTTAATGTTGACACCAACACAAGTGATGAGTTCTTAGTAAGTGAAACTGAAAAGTTTTGCCAAGATAAAGATCTCTATAACTCAATTCGTAAAGCTATCCTGATTCTCGATGGACAGGATGGAGAAAACGACAAAGGGTCAATCCCAAAAATCCTTTCTGATTCGCTCGGAATCAATTTTGACTCAAGCGTCGGTCACGATTTTCTTGACGACTTTAGTGATCGCTATGATTACTATCATCGTAAGGAAGAACGTATTCCGTTTGACATTGACATCCTCAACAAAATCACCAAGGGTGGTCTACCTCGTAAGTCAATGACTGTGTTACTGGCTACGACGGGTGGTGGTAAGTCTTTGCTCAAATGTCACTTCGCTGCTAATCATTTGATGTACGGTAAGAATGTTTTGTATATCACAATGGAAATGGCAGAGGAAGAGATTGGTCGTCGTATTGACGCCAACATTATGGATATTACACTTGACGAACTTAATGAGTGTCCTCGTGATGTATACGAAAAGCGTATGGATCGGTATAAGACAAAGACACCTGGCAAGTTGGTTATTAAAGAATATCCCACTGGATCGGCACATGCCGGTCACTTCAGGCACATCCTGAATGAATTACGTATGAAGAAAGGTTTTATACCTGACGTAGTCTTTGTTGACTACCTCAACATCTGTGCATCTTCTCGTGTACGAGGTGCTGCAGCAGCTAATTCATACACACTTGTCAAATCAATTGCGGAGGAAATACGTGGTCTCGCTATGGAATTTAATTGTGCCGTTGTTACTAGTTCTCAGTTTAATCGTGACGGCTACGGCAACTCTGATGTGGATCTCACCAATACCTCTGAGTCTATGGGTATCACTCACACTGCTGATTGCATTCTTGGAATC